GGTATGTAAATCCCACACCCATCACCCTGAGGTTTCCGGTCGGGTTGGTGAAGTCATTGGCGTCCATCGGATGTCCGAAAACGTAGGCTCCATCTCAATTCGAATTCCCCGCCCGCCGTCGGAGCGAGGGTCTCGCCGGGATGACCACGTCTCGTACCTGCTGTCGAACGACCGTCGCCGCAACCGTCTGGTGGTATCTCCAGCTCATAGTGAAGTGGAGCATGCGTGGCTCCCATCACCTACTGGGATGACCTATCTGATGATGGCCATCTTCGTGGGGGCACTCGTCGCTACCGTCTTCGGATGGGGGTCATGAAGGCTGACACCGTCGTCTTACTGACGACCGCCTGGTTCATCGTCACCGGCCTCTCGGCCACAATCGTTTATTTCTTGTAGGAGGGCTTATGCCTAAATCATCTTCACATACCGGCACCACCGGGTCCGTGGGTTTCTTCGGGCTTCTCGCCCTGCTGTTCATCGGACTCAAACTGGGGGACATCATCGACTGGTCGTGGGGTTGGGTCCTTGCACCGCTCTGGGCGCCTCTGACCATCGTGCTGATCACATGGCTCAGTATCGTGGTGATTACAGTCACCTTCCTTAGCTGCGTAGGACTGTGGCGTAAGGCTTAGTCAAACTTCGAAAGTCTTGGCTAATTTTTGCCAGACGGGTTTTTTCGCTACCTCCTTAAAGTCTGCTAAGTCATTGAAAAGAATGGTGCCGGCTGCAGGAGTTGAACCCGCGACCCCCTGATTACAAATCCATGTATTTAGGAGGTAAGCCGTTGAAGTAAGAGGGTTTTCCTTTTTATTTCAACGGCCAGTAGCGTTTAATCGCCATATATCTTTATATTTCAAGGAGATAGCTTTGACTGAGTCATGGCAGACTTTTGGCAGACCAACGATCACCGAGATTGAACGGCAGAAGCGGTTCGAAGCCGCTGTGGTGGAGGAGGGGATCCGACGTTACCAGAATTCCCTGACCCGAAAGGTTCACCGGAAGGACGGTACGGTCGCCTACGAAAGTAAGGAGATTGGTGAGACTGATGTCGGGATGCGAGTCCTGAAAGACGTTTTAGGCCGAGGTGAGGATGGCGTCGTGGCTGCCATCAAGACCCTACAGAGCGAGATCGTGGCACACATCACTGCAGGGACCCAAGGCCGTCGGCCTGACTGGTTCTACATCCTGGCTCATCGGAAGCCTGAGGAGTTAGCAGTGATCACGATCCGGACGCTCCTAGCCATCAAGTATGACGATAAGTCAGTGGCCGGTGCGATAGGGCTCACCTCGGCTGCCCGAAGGGTCGGAGAGGCCGTCCGAGAGCAATTCGAGCTCGACGACTGGCGGGAGACCAGTAAGGCAAAGGCGAAGGAGGACGATGGGTTCGACCTCGCGAATTATCTGGTGTCAAAACACAAGGGAAACGTCACCCGAACGACATTCCGTCGGTGGCGTCGGAAGTGTGATGACATCAAGAAGCTTGAGTGGCCAACGAGCCTGCTGGTTCAGATGGGATCGGTCCTGATCGACCTCGCCGTCCGGCATAGTGGCGGTTGGTTCATTCTGGAGAACAAGTGGGTCAACGGTCAGACCAAGAAAATCCTAGCCCTCTCAGCGCCGGCCAAAGAGGCCATACGGGCCATCAAGGCTGACTGTGAGCTGATGCATCCGCTCCTGCGGCCCATGACTTGTCCCCCCCGCCCTTGGCGGAAAGAGGAGGCGGGCGAGCCTATCCCTAATCCACAACAAATCGGAGAGAATATATGAACCCATTTATCAAAGCTGGCGGCGCGGTCGCTGCTGTTGTCGGTCTTCTGCTGACCGTTATGTCTGTCACTGTGATCCCTGAAGGTCACGTCGGTGTTGTCACCCATTGGGGTGTTGCGGACCGCCAGATCAACCCCGGCCTGCATTTTGTGAACCCAATCACGGATGGTGTCCGTGAGATCGAGATTCGGCAGCGTAAGAACACTGAGGAAATGGCTGCCGCGACCGCGAACCAGCTCCCGGTGACGGCGATGGTGTCAGTAAACTGGACTGTCGATAAGGCGTCGGCCTTGGACCTGTTCGTGCGCTACGGCGGGCTGGATCAGTTTCAGGAACGAATCTTGAATCCGAAGCTGCGTTCTGCGGCCAAAGCCGCGATCTCGAAGTTCCCGGCTGACGTCCTCATTCGGGACCGAAACCTCGCTGTGGCAGAAATTCAGACAACGGTCGCCGCAGCCCTTGAGGGCTTTCCGGTTTCCATCGACTCCCCTCAGATTGAGAACATCACGCTCCCGGCGGCGTACATGGATGCCGTTATGGAGAAAGAGAAGGCCCGTGAAGCCGCTCAACGTGAGGCTCACACTCTTGAGCGTCAGAACCTTGTTGCCCGTCAGTCGGTCAATACGGCAAACGCCGAGAAGGAAGCCGCCATCGCCCGGGCCGAGGGTGAAGCTCAGTCCATCTCTCTCCGTTCCAAAGCGGAGGCTGAGGCCATTCAGGTCATCTCTGAGCAACTCCGTCAGAACCCGGCTTATATCGAGCTGGTTCGTGCGAAGGCGTGGGACGGTAAGATGCCGGGGACAATCCTCGGTGATCAGGCGTCCGTCCTGCTTGGGATGAAGTGATCCTCGACGCTTATCTGGTACTGCTGGCTGCCGTTTGGGTGGCCAGCAGAGCCTGCTTCTCCCCACCGTCACCGGCAGAGGAGTTTGGGAAGCAGTTCGTCCCGTAGAATCCCTTTTGGAGAACGATATGCAGATCACTGGCGGTTATTATCTGTCCGAGCAGCCTCTCGTCCGAGGTCATCTTCACAAACATTCAGCGGCTCATCCTGAGTTTGTCTCTGATGAGCATTTGGAAGCCATCAACCTCGTCCAGTCAGTCCCTTTTCGCATCAACGGCTGGATACTTGATGTCCTGCAGGAGGCTGTGGCCGCAGGGAACAACTTGGGAGGCTTGATCCCTCAGCTGGACCCGGTCCCGCTTCCAGAGAAGATGGCGGACGACATCTGGGAGAAGATGGAGCCTGTGGACAGAGCTGCGCATAAGCACCGCCTTTCGATGATCCACAGCGAGAACGCGAAGCGTGAAGGTCGGTTGGACTCATTCCTGCGGAAGATTGCCCTCTCCCGTCGCTTTCGAGAGCTGGAAAGTCTGTATTTTCCTCATTTCTTTGACTTCCGGTATCGCATGTACCCCATGCCTGGTGATCTCCACCCTCAGGCGGACGACATCGGTCGAGGGCTCCTGATGTTCTCCAAAGGGGTCCCTCTCGGGTCCACCGGGGAATATTGGCTGGCTGTCCGCATGGCGACCTGTGCCGGTCAGGACAAGCTCCCGTTCGACGACCGGGTAAAGTGGACATTTGACCACACTGATGAAATCATTCAGGCAGCTAAGGACCCTCTGGGGAGTCCTTGGTGGCACTCATCAGACTTTGACGAGCCTCTGAACGCCCTAGCGACCTGTCGGGAGCTAGCGATGGCGTGGGAAATGCCGAACGGTGAGGAGTTTGTGAGCCACCTCCCAATCCCTCAGGATGGGTCAATTAACGGCTGCCAACACCTCTCGCTGCTTGGTCGTGACCCTATAGGGGCCTTCGCCACCAATTGCACCTCCCATCCGGAACGTCAGGACCTCTACATGGAGGTTGCTGAGGCCGCGAAGCGGGAAATCTCGACCGATGCTGTAGCCGGTGTCGAGGAGGCCCACCAGTGGGTTGGCAAGGTCACCCGATCCACAGTCAAGCGGGCCACCATGACGACCCCTTACGGAGTGACGGACCGGGGGATCATGACTCAGTTGATCGAAGACGGCCATGTTCCCGATGAGTGGGATAATCAAACCGCCGCTGCAACGTATCTGCAACAGAAGATAAGCCAGGCTCTCGGTTCCAAGATCGAGCGAGGCAAGGAGATTATGGCATACTTCCAGACTGTGGCTGCAAAGCTGGCGGAGCATGACGTTCCTCTCCAATGGACCATACCGACCGGTTCCATCTGTGTTCAATCCTATTGGAAGATGGCCGCGACCAAGGTCAGCACTCTGGTGGGAAGGGTGGTACTGATGGACGAGGAGCCGCGAATGGGCCTCAATAAACGGAAATGCGCCCTTGCGTCGGCCCCAAACATCATCCACTCGCTGGATGGGGCTATGCTTGCTGAAACCGTCCGTCGTCTGGCCCGTGACGAAGGGGTGACTGACGTCTGGATGATCCATGACTCCTATGGCTGCCACGCAGCGCATGTGAACACCATGCGGAGCGTTTTGAGACAAGTCGCTTATGATCAATACTCAGGCAACTGGCTGGCCGACTTCCATCAGGAGGTCCTCAGCTATGCCCCTGAGGGCTGTGATCTTCCACTACCACCGGAACAGGGGGACTTCGACATTTCGGAGGTTCTTCGCTCGACCTTTTTTTTCTCTTGAAAGTAGCGAAATAACGCCATGTCTTTTTATGTACCCCCTAGCCGAAGAAAGGATTAACGTATGTTTGGGTCTTCCCTTCCAGAGCAGCTTTTCGCCCGCGCCTTGGCAGAGCTGATGACTGACGGCGTCCTCGCTGTCGACACCTCAATGGCGCTTCACGAACACAATGTCTCCGAGGACTCCTTGCAGTCCTTCACGGAGCTGATTGAGACCGAGTTGGATGACCTTCTCGATGATGATGATGATGACGATGACGTGGCTGACTGGGAAGTGTTTCAGTCCAACCTGCCCGTCCAGTAACACAACATAAGAGGTACACTATGGGTGAAAAACGAGTACGCCTGCCCCGGATGGAAACTCCAATTGGTATCGCAGCTTTCGCTTGGCTGGCGAAGCCGGACAGCAAGTACAATAAGGACAAGCCGAAGTACAAGCTGACACTGGTCCTTGAGGACGATGACGCCACCAAGGAATTCCTCGAAACTGCCGGTCAGCTGGCGCGGGAGACCGCGAAGCAGATGGACGACGTCCCGGCCAAGGCTGCGAAGAAACTGCCGGTCAAATCCGGTGATGAATTCAACGAAGACCGGGTTGAGAACGAGAAGGAGGCTATTGAGGAATTCGCTGGGAAAACCCTGGTGACCTTGAACACCTCCCGTCCGCCCAATCTGTTCCTCCCGGCGGAACTGGTTGAGTCCAATCCGGACGTAACCATCATGTCCGGCGACCGCGTAAAAGCCAAATTCCGGGTCAACCCGTATGCTGGCTTTGGTGGTGGTGTGAATTTCCAGCTGACCGCCGTGAAGTTGATCGAGAAGCTGGCCTTCGGTGACGATGACGATGGCTTCGACGACGACGATGACGACGAATACGTCTCCCGAAAGGCCTCAGGTCCCTCCAAGGGGGACGCTGACGACGATGGTGGTGACGACGATGATGGCGATGGTGATTACTGATCTCCTTCGTCGGATAACCGGTTGGTTGAGTGACAAGACAGCGCCCACCTTACTGTCTTGCCTCTCCGAGCCTAAGCCAGCCGCCCGGCCTCGGGTGACTGGTAAGGGTTGGTCCTATTATCCGAAAACGTACGCGATCCATCAGAAGGATATGGCGGCGGCTCTGGCTGCACAGCAGCTGGGGCCAAAGTCAGAACGACACTTCGTCCTTCTGGTGGACTGCGTCTGCACCAAGCCCAAAACAGGTAAGCTGAGTTACCCGCGAGGGGATACGGATAATTACCTGAAATCAATCATGGACGCCATCACGAAGGATGGCCGGACGTGGGGGGATGACCGTCAGGTCGTCACCACTATCGCAAACCGCCGTTACGCTACCGAAGGGGAGGACCCGGGGTATTACGTGACGCTGTTTGAGCTCCCTGATAACGCATAGGAGACATACTTGACCCAGACAGACCTTGTGGAGACCCACCTCATCAAAGTGGGAAACATTTCCGGTATTGAGGCTGAGAGCCTGTATCGGATTCGCTCGCTGACCTCTCGTATCTCAGAGATCCGTCGCCGGAAGAAACTGAAGATTGATGCGGTCTGGAAGAAAGACCTCACCGGTCAGCGTTACGTTCGATACTACCTCAACCGAAAGGCGACTTAAGTCAATGGATATTCTGAACACATTTGTTGCATTCATCCTCCGCCGGCAGTCTGTCGATGACGTCATGTCTCAGTTTCGAAAGACCGTGGATCGACTGGAAACCCTGCAGGACGCCAAGCAGGCCGAAGCTGTGAAGCTGCAGGATCAGGCCAGTAAGATTCAGGCGAAAGCTCAGGTCGCAACCAGTGAAGCAGATCGCGCCTGCTGCGTTGCAAGTAACATCCGGCGACTGGTCGGATAAGGGGAAACCGGGGTCGCTCCCCGGGACCTCAGGATAGCGGGTCACCTGACAAAATAACCCCGCACAAATTCTCACCCACCGCCCCCTCCTAAAGACACCGAATGTCGGACTCCAGACCCTGTAGGGCTGTTGAGGACCCTTCGTCGTGTCTGAAAGGAGGGGGCTACACAGGAGGCTGCCATCAGTATCTCAATTGAATATCCTGAGGGGACCTTGGTCCACGCCGGGACCCGTAAGGACGGCTCTGTCCGCTGGGTCTGGATGGAGATTGACTCAAAGACCGGGGAGAAGGTACGGAAACACCGGATGCCTAACCGTATCTGGCGCTACATCAACCGATGAGTGAGTGGGTACTGACACATCAACCGTGTCCGGCATGCGGCTCCTCTGATGCCTACTCGGTGAATTCCGAAGGTTGGGGCACATGCTTCTCCTGTGAGCACAAGCAGCGGGAGGGTGATTCGACTGATCAACCGAAGACCTCGGCAAAATCTAAAGGGAAGTCCAAGCCGGTCATTTATGATGGTCACTTTCAGGACCTCCGGAAGCGGGGGATATCTGAAGCCACCTGTGAGAAATTCGGTTATCGCATCCATGACCTTGAGGGTGAAGGGCCGGTTCAGATCGCCCCTTACTATGACGCCTCAGGTCGTCTTGTGGCCTCCAAAATCCGCGACAAGGATAAAAACTTCCGCTGTACCGGTGCCGGGGTCTCTGAGCTCCTGTTTGGGCGTAAGCTCTGGGGAGCTGGAGGTAAGCGTGTCGTCATCACCGAAGGTGAGATTGACGCCATGTGCTATGCCGAAGTGACCAACTGTCGTTGGCCGGTCGTTTCCGTCCCCAACGGGGCCGGGGGGGCCGTTAAGACCCTCAAGGCCAATGTGGAGTGGCTGGAAAGCTTCGGTGAGATTGTCCTCTGGTTTGATGCCGACGAGGCGGGCCAGAAGGCTATCGAAAAGTGTGCGCCTCTGTTTTCGCCCGGTAAGGTAAAGGTCGTCCGTACGCCGTCCATTTACAAGGATTGCTGTGACCTCCTGATGGAGGCCGGTCGGGAGGATGTCCAGAAGGCTGTCTGGAATGCTGACCCTTACCGCCCCGACGGTATCGTGAACGCAGAGGACACTTGGGCTCTTGTAAGCAAGCCTTTGAAAATGGGCATCCAGTACCCCTGGGTAGGTCTCAACAAGATGTTGTTTGGTCAACGCGAGCGAGAGATCGTCACATGGACAGCTGGATCAGGCGTCGGTAAGTCCACCATCTGTGCTGAGATCGGTCATCATCTTCTCGGACAGGGCCATAAGGTTGGCTACATCGGCCTTGAGGAAGGGGTGGATCGATCCGCCCTCCGCTTCATGGCGGTCGAGCTCAACAAACCTATCCACCTCCCCGGGACGGAAGTCGAGGAGGCCGAACGCCGGAAGGCTTTCGACGCCACCTGCGGCACCGGTCGGCTGTTTCTCTACGACCATTTCGGGTCAATGAGTACAGACAACCTGCTGAGTAAGATGCGTTACATGGTGAAAGGGATGGATGTCTCACATCTCATCTTCGACCACCTCTCCATCCTTGTTTCCGGTATGGAGCTCGATGGGGACGAAAGGCGAGCCATTGATTACACAATGACGGCCCTTCGATCCTTCACTGAGGAGACCCGGGCTAGCCTACATCTTGTGTCCCACCTTAAGAGACCGAGTGGGGACCGTGGACATGAGCATCTTC